TCTGAATCTAATGGCCAAGGTGCATTAGTGTTTGGCACACACGCCAAATCCTTAGCCACTGACGCCATAGCCTTTGGCAACAACACAATAGCCGATCGTGCAAATTCCGTTGCCATCGGCACCAACGCGGTGACCGATGATGCGGTAGGGGTTGACGGCGTAGACCTTAATGGAACACGTCATATCTTTGCCGGCGAACAACCAGGCGCGGTCGTATCCTTTGGCTCCAAAGCTCGCACAGGTGCAGGTGGCGTGGCTCAGTACAATAGACAACTTCAAAACGTGAGCGCAGGACGTGTTGAGGCTGACAGCTTGGACGCGGTCAACGGCTCCCAATTGTACGCTGCATACGATGAAATTAACACGTTAGGCGCAAAGGTGCGTACTAATACATCTGATATCAGCACACTTCAAGGCACATCTGTTAACCACGAAGGCCGAATTACTGCACTTGAACAACGCACCAATAACATGGCCAGTGAAATTAACAACCGCATCAATGCTACAGAGCAACGCATTAATAAATTGGGTGCATCTAGTGCAGCGCTAAGTGGTTTGCATCCGCTTGACTTCAATCGTAATGACAAAGTCAGCTACGCAGTTAGCTATGGTCATTACCGTAATAGTAATGCTGTAGCGCTTGGAGCGTTTATCCGTCCAAACGAACGTATCATGGTAGGTTTCGGCGCTACATTAGGTGCCGAAAACCAATACACCATTAATCTTGCGTTTAAGACGGGCAAAGGGTCTGATTACCTCGCTGAGGCTAAGGATGCACAAAGTCGTATCTCTAAGTTAGAACGATTGGTTGACGAGTTAACGCAAGAAGTTGCTGCGCAACGTCGTATTTAGGAGGTCGCTATGAATAAACCTAAAACTCACACACTATCAATCAATATGGATTTGAGCGAAGACTACAGCTCCTGCCGTTGTGCATGTAGAACCACATTAACAGACCAGAAGGTACTTGGCGCAATGTTAGCTATCGCGGTAGTAGCTATCGCTCACGACTATAGCCGAGACCCGCACTCGTTTGCAAAGGCTGTAACCGATACGGTTATGGAATTTATCGATAAGCCTGGCTTCACGAAGCCCAAAGAACAATTATCTTAGAGGTGACGCAAATGGCCCGGAAGAATAGAAGAAAACGGATAGTGAAAGATTCTGCAATAGAGCAGATGATTTCACCTGAAGTACATAAAACCGCTCCGCCTAGTCCTTGGGATGTTAGAAGCTCCCTAAGAGAACAGGCTAAGCGTAACAAGATTGTTACTAATCGACTTACTAAAATGGATGCCTGGGTGACTAGGGCTTGCCAAGTCTTATTCATCATCTTAGGTATTTGTGTTTTCATGCTGCTACACGTTCACGGCATTATTTAGATATTAACTAGAAAGGATGTTCCTTATGATCAGAATCACTTTTGAAGCAAAAAACTATGTATCCCTTTGTGAAGAACTTAAATTGTTCCTCAGCTACAGTAATATACCTACGACGAAAGAACCGCCCACAGCTCCTGTGGTACCCGCCACAGTCCAAGCTCCGCCGGTGGCTCCAGTCGCTCAACCTACTCCAGTAGCACCTGTGGTACCGACATCTGTGTCGGTACCAACGACTCCAGAACCAACGCAAGCACCGCCTACACCGGCTGTACCTGTAGCACCGGTTAAGGAATATACCTTGGAAGAAATTCAAGTGGCATTGCAGCCATTAATGGATGCAGGCCGTACGAATGAAATCGTTGGCTTAATGCAAAAGTACAAAGTGGCTAGCCTTCCTGAACTTCCAAAAGACCAATTCCCTAATCTCGTAGTCGACCTTCGCAACATGGGGGCTCGAATCTAATGGCTAGCCATGCGCTACTAAGCGCATCAAGTTCCCATAGGTGGTTACATTGCACAGGGGCGCCTCGTTTAGAGGCGACCTTCCCTGATACTACATCAGAATATGCAAAGGAAGGAACCCTCGCGCATGAGCTGTGTGAGCTGAAACTAAAGAAATACACTACAGCGATGGCCAAAGGTACTTACACCAGGGCGTATAACAAAATCAAAAAGAATGAGTTATGGGCACCTGAAATGGATGAAACTACAGACGTGTATCTCGAATACATCAAGTCCATCATGTTAAGTTACAAGGTCGCTCCTGTGGTAGTCATCGAAAAGCGTGTTGACTTTAGCCAATATGTACCTGAAGGATTCGGTACAGCGGACTGTATCATCCTAGCCGGTGATACGCTCCATATCATCGATTATAAACACGGTAAAGGTGTTGTAGTTGATGCGGATCATAATCCACAGATGATGCTATACGCACTCGGTGCGATGCACGATTACAGTCTTCTGTATAAGTTCAATACTATCAAGATGACGATTGTACAGCCTCGTGTGAATAACATTTCAGAGTTTGAAATGTCGTCCGATGAGCTCCGTAAATGGGGTGAAGAGGTAGTCACACCGAAGGCTAAAGAGGCCTACGAAATGGAAGGCCACACGTTTGAGGCTGGTGCCTGGTGCGGGTTCTGTAGGGCAAAGGCTCAATGCAGAACACGGTGTGAGCATTTTGATGCGATGCACGTATTCACGAACCAGGACCCTCGTCTGATTAGCCTTGAAGAACTAGGTACATACCTAGAGCATGGCAAGGATATTGAATCCTGGTACAAGGATATCAAGGAATACGCTTTATCTGAATCCTTAGCCGGTGCAGAGGTGCCAGGTTGGAAAGCCGTAGAGGGCAGAGGCTCCAGAGTGTTCCAAGATGGCGATACTGCCATTCAAACCCTTATCACTGGCGGGGTAGATGAATCTATCCTCTATGAACGTAAGGTTCTTACCTTGGCTCAGATTGAGAAGGCTATAGGTAAGAAAGCATTTAATGAACTCGTAGGCGACCAGGTCGTTAAGAACCCAGGAAAACCTACTCTTGTAGTTGATACGGACAAGCGCCCACGTATCACTAACCAACCTAGTGCGGCGCAAGTATTCAATACCAATGGAGGTAACTAATTATGGCATTCCAATGCAGACCAACAGAAGTTTTATTACAAAATGTACGTTTATCTTTCGTTCATTTACTTGAACCCTACACTAATCCTAACAATTTTAGTGAAGCCAAATATAGCGCGATGATCCTTGTACCTAAATCTGACACCGCACAAGTTCAAGCAATTAATCAAGCTATTGAAGCAGCAATTGCAGATGCTCGTGTGAAACATGGTGCCAAAGTTCCGGCTCAGCCTAAAACACCAATTCACGATGGCGATGGCTATACGCCAGGGGGTAAAGAATACGGTCCTGAATGTAAAGGTCATTACGTGTTCAACGCGTCTCAATCCATGAAATTCAAGCCGGAAGTAGTCGACCTTCAAGGTCAACCACTTACTGAACCTGGCCAAGTTTATTCTGGCATGTATGCCAACGTATTGGTTAACTTCTACTTCTACAATAATCAATCCTCTGGCATTTCTGCCGGTTTAGGTCCTGTACAAAAAGTACGTGATGGTGAACCTCTTGGTGGTGGCCAACCTGCATCCGCTGCATCCGTATTCGGTGCTCCGCAAGGTAGTGCAGCTAATGTATTTGGTGGCGCTGAAGCCGTTCCCGCAATCAACCCTGTTACTGGTCTACCAATGTAATAGGTGGCCCTTATGCGCCATCTCAATATTGATATTGAAACATTCTCATCCAATGACATCGGCGCAGGGGTCTACAAATATGTCGAAGCGGAGGATTTCGAAATCCTCCTATTCGCATATGCGTATGACTTTGGCCAGGTTGAAGTTGTGGATCTAGCACAAGGTGAAACAATACCGGATGAGGTGATTAAAGATTTGCAAAACCCGGATGTTATCAAACATGCTTACAACGCACAGTTTGAAATTACTTGTTTAAACAAGGCCGGATATGTTACTCCATTACGTCAATGGCACTGCACGATGATTCACGGTGCGTATTTAGGGTATCCTATGGGCCTTGCTAAGTTAGGCGTTGCCCTAGGGTTACCTCAAGATAAATTAAAGGATAAAGCTGGTAAAGCATTAATCCGATATTTTAGTATTCCTTGTAACCCGACTAAATCTAACGGCGGTCGAACTCGTAACCGGCCGCACCATGAGCCTGAGAAATGGCGAACCTATGTCGAATACAATCGTCAAGATGTAGTCACTGAAATGGAATGTTACAAACGGCTTGCATCATTTCCTGTACCTGATGAGACATGGAACGATTGGTACATCGATATTGAAATCAATAATCGCGGTGTACTTATCGACCATGAAATGGTTATCGGAGCCCTTTGCATCGATGAAGAAAACACGAACATCCTCACAAAGGAAGCACAGGAAATTACACGCTTGGCCAATCCTAATTCTACGCAAGCCCTACTCAATTGGATTAACACCAATACAGGGGCTAACCTTCCTAATTTAACTAAGGATACAGTTGATAGTGCTCTTAAGAGTGACATTAACCAAGTGGCCAAACGCGTTCTTACGCTACGTAAGAAACTGGCCAAGTCCTCTGTATCAAAGTACGTCAAGATGGAAGAGTCCTGGGGGTCAGATTATCGCCTCAGAGGCGTGTTACAGTTCTACGGGGCCAATCGTACTGGGCGATGGGCAGGACGGCTCATACAGGTCCAAAACCTACCAAGAAACTACATCGAAACGCTCGACGTCGCACGTTCCCTCGTGACACATCGTAATCGTGTAGGACTAGAGCTCTTGTATGGTGATGTAGCCGATACACTCTCACAATTAATACGTACGGCTATTATCGCTCCTGAAGGGAAGACCTTATGCGTGGCTGACTTCTCCGCCATTGAAGCTAGGGTTATCGCCTGGCTAAGTGGTGAGCAGTGGCGTCAACAGGTATTCGCCCATGATGGTGATATCTACTGCGCCTCGGCGTCCTCGATGTTTGGTGTTCCAGTCGTGAAACATGGCGAAAACGGACACCTACGGCAAAAGGGGAAGGTCGCAGAACTAGCCCTTGGGTATCAAGGAGGCGTCAACGCATTAAAGGCTATGGGCGCCCTTGATATGGGGCTATCGGAAGAAGAACTTCCGGACATTGTTCGATTATGGCGTGAAGCGTCACCTCGTATTCGGGACTTATGGTATCAAGTTGAAAACGCTGCGGTGTATACCGTAACCACAGGTAACCCTATGGGCCTTGACCACGGTATTATATTTCGATTAGAAATTGATCAGATATACGGCTATCGATACATGACGATAGAGTTACCTAGCGGGCGGAAGCTATTCTACCCAGGTGCGTACATCAAGGAAAACCAATTTGGTAAGGACGCCGTCCATTTCAAGGCGCAATTCAACAACGCCTGGGTGGATGATAGTACATACGGTGGCAAGTTAGTCGAAAACATTACCCAAGCCGTTGCTCGTGACTGCCTGGCAGTTACGTTGAGACGATTAACGATAGCGGGGTATCCAATCACCATGCACATCCACGATGAGGCGGTTATGGAAATCCCTTCCGAGGATAAGGAGAAAACCCTTGATAAGGTTAACGCTTTATTTGGGGCTCCGATTCCATGGGCTGAAGGATTACACCTATCCGCCGCCGGATTCACCAGTGATTATTATATGAAGGATTAGAAAGGGCGTTGGCCATATGATTAATGATAAAAAACTAATAATTAGCGTAGGCCAAAGTCGCACGTCTAAACAATGGCATCAAACGGAGCTCATGTGGTCCGAGTTCATCGAACGACTTCGCACACCGCAACATACTACGGAAACCGTTGAGCAGTATCATCAACTACCTAAGTCCGCACAGGCTAAACTGAAGGACATCGGCGGTTTCGTCGGTGGTAGTTTAATCGGTCTCCAACGGAAGGCGATTAATGTCACAGGCCGTGACCTTATCACCCTTGACCTCGATGCCATTGAGCCTGGCCAAACGGATAATGTAGTGCGTACAGTGGACAGTTTAGGTATGGCGTACGCCGTGTACAGTACACGTTCACATACGCCACACCGTCCACGGTTACGTGTAGTCATTCCAACTGACCGCACCATGACACCTGATGAGTACGAGCCTATCGCTCGTAAGGTGGCCAGCTTAATCGGTATCGGCATGATGGACTCGACTACGTTCGAAGCCTCGAGACTCATGTACTGGCCAGGATGTTCTAGCGATGCACAGTATGTGTTCCGATATGCAGATAAGCCGTTCTTATCGGCTGACGGCATCCTAGCTGAGTTCACCGATTGGCGGGACGTGGCGTCATGGCCACAGGTGCCAGGCTCTGAGACATCTGTTAGAGTGAAACAGCTTCTTACGAAGCAACAGGATCCGTTATCGAAGCACGGTATCGTAGGGGCCTTTTGTCGGCAGTATGGTATTCGTGAGGCTATCGATACGTTCTTACCTAACGCATATACATACGTTGACGGCTCAAATGACCGTCTAACCTACGTCGAAGGTTCTACCATCGGCGGTGCGGTTATATATGACGATGATAAGTTCTTATACTCACATCACAATACGGATCCATGCGGTGGCCAACTCGTGAACGCCTTTGACCTGGTTCGACTTCATAAGTTCCATGACCTCGACGAGACGGCCAAGGACGGCACACCACCTCATAAGATGCCATCGTTCCTGGCGATGAGTAAGCTAGCCTTTGAGGACTCAGAGGTGGCCATCAGTATCCAACAGGAACGTGCACGTGAGTCAGCTACGAACGTGTTCCAAGAATCGATAAGTAATTCTAATACTACGGACGTAACCGACCTTGACGCCAACGCTATGCTCGAGACTGAATGGATGAAGTCCGCCGGTCTCAAGTATAACGATAATCAAGGGCTTAAGAAAACGCGTGATAATATTCTTAAACTATTAACGCATGACCCGGCGCTAAAAGGACGTATCGCATATGATAAGTTCGGTAGTCGGTATATGGCGATGGGTGCCCTACCATGGGCCCTATCGGAACACGGTAAACGCATATGGACTGACACCGATGATAGTGGTATCCAGTGGTACCTTGAAAACCGCTTCGATATTACTGGTAAGGATAAGGTCCTTGATAGCGTGTTACTCATAGCGAAACAAAATGCGTTCAACCCAGTGACGGATTATTTAGATAGTCTCACCTGGGATGGCGTGGAACGATTAGACACAATCTTCATCGACTACTTGGGGGCAGAGGATAACGTGTATACCCGTGCGGTAGGTCGTAAGGCCTTCGTTGCTGCGGTAGCACGTGCCTACGAGCCAGGGTGTAAATATGACACGATGCCGGTATTAGTCGGAGCCCAAGGGATAGGGAAATCATCCCTTATACGTCTCATGGGCAAGGATTGGTACGCAGACGGGCTTAATACTTTCGACGGTAAGGAAGCCGCTGAAAGCATCCAAAATAGTTGGTTAGTTGAAGGCGGTGAGATGACCGGATACTCTAAATCGGAAGATAATGCGTCGAAACAATTCTTATCACGCCAGGTCGACGTATTCCGTAAGGCCTACGGTCGCCGTACTGAAGAATATCCACGCCAATGCGTGTTCTTTGGTTCCACTAACCAACACGAGTTCTTAAAGGACATCACCGGCAACCGCAGATTCTGGCCGATACAACTTGGTTTAAAGAAACCAACGAAAAATGTATTTAAGAATTTACCTGGTGAGGTGGATCAGATGTGGGCGGAAGCCAAAGCTAGATACCGTCAAGGTGAAAGCTTAATTATTGAAGATAATGAGGAAGTTTTACGCCTTGCAAATGTAGCACGTGAAAGCCATATGGAAGGAAACGCTAAAGCAGGTGTGGTAGCGGAGTTCTTAAAACAGAAAGTACCTGAGAATTGGCAGTCGCTATCGATTAGTGCTAGGCGGATGCAATTATCCGCAACGCATGTAGTACCTGGCCAAGAGTTAGTACTAAGGGATCGTATATGCGCGGCTGAAATTTGGTGCGAATGTTTTAACAAGGAATTATCTTGGATGAAGAAAGCGGATAGCCGAGAAATTAATCAAATTTTAGATAACATACCATTCTTAATCAGGTATGACAAGGTTAGAAAATATGGCCCTTATGGGGACCAACGAGGCTTTGAAATCATACCAGGGATGATGTAAAAATGGGCGCAACATTCCGCAGCAATCGTTGATTTTCTCAAAAAGAATGTTGCGACAAAAAAATAGAATGTTGCCCCAATGTTGCGGGAATGTTGCGGAGAATGTTGCGGTAACAAACCTAGTATTTATCTATGTTTATAGTACTTATATATATAAAACGCAACATTTATATATATATATAGTAAAAATATATAAATTTAAGTACGTTTAAGGGGTTAATAGGGGTTAAATAGGGTATATACACATATGTGTGTAAATCCATGTCGTTTTTGTTGCCCCGCTAAATGAGAATGGAAAAATCGGAGGTGTGACTATGCTTGAAAAACTAGTCGAACAGAAACTCGTTCGGGGTGTTAGAGAGTTGGGCGGTAAGGCCTATAAGTTCGTATCGCCTGGCAACGTCGGTGTGCCTGATCGGATTGTGATATGGCCGGACGGTACCGTTCAATTCGTAGAGCTTAAAACGACACGAGGTCGATTAAGCCAACTACAGGATGTGCAGTGCAAGAAACTATTGAGCCTACTGCAGACCGTTTATATCCTATACGGCCCTGAAGCCGTTAAGGACTACCTAACGAATGAAGGTGGTATTCATGGCGAGAGTTCCGTGTAAGAACTGTACCAGGCGTACACCTGGCTGTCATGGTCTGTGTTCCGACTATAGCTTGTACAAATTACTTAGTAAGTACGAAAAAGCGAAGGATCATGATGATACCGTCGTACAGTCATATATCATGACTAACGTTCGAAAGATTCGGCATAAGATGCAAAAGGCAAAATACGGATGCACGGTTAAGGATTAGGAGGAGGTGATGCCGTATGATATTCAAGCCACATCCATATCAAGATTACTGTATTTCACGAGTGATTAAGCAACAAAAGATAGGACTGTTCCTGGATATGGGTTGAATGGTTTAGGAAAAACCATCATAACCCTATCTGCTATATACCAACTGAAGTATAACTACTTCCAGGTTAAGAAGGTGCTTATTATAGCACCTAAGAAAGTAGCAGAAGCCACTTGGCAACGTGAAGCGGCCAAATGGGACGGCGTTGGTATTCTTAGAATATCCACAGTATTAGGCCCATTAAAGAAACGCATACAAGCGCTAAATACGCCGGCGGATATCTACATCATCAATCGCGAGAATGTCTCGTGGCTGGTTAGCTACTATAAGAACGCCTGGCCATTCGATATGGTGGTAGTCGATGAATCGAGTTCCTTTAAATCACATCGGGCTAAACGATTCAAGGACTTATCGAACATGTACAACCATATCAACCGTATGGTGCTGTTAACCGGCACACCATCGCCGAATGGGCTGATTGACCTATGGGCCCAGGTATACTTATTAGACCGTGGCCAAACATTAGGTAAGACATACACCGCATTTAGGGAACATTATTTTGACCCGGACCAACGAGGTCGTGATGTGATCTACAGCTACAAGCCAAAGGCGAATACAGATGATGCGATTATGTCAGCCATAGCGCCATTATGTATCTCGATGAAGGCTAGCGATTATCTAGACCTACCGCCAATTGTATATGATACAGTGCCGGTAGTCCTAGATGCTAAGGCGAAGAAAGCCTATGAAAGCATGGAACGTGATGCCGTCCTTGAAGTATTCGGAGCAGATGAGGAAATCACCGCCATGAGTGCGGCTGCTTTATCCAACAAACTCCAACAGTTGGCCAACGGTGCCGTGTATGACGATGAACGGAATGTCCATGAAATCCATGATTGCAAGATAGAAGCCTTCATGGAGCTTATCGAACAACTACACGGTAAGCCGGCGCTAGTGTTCTATAACTTCAAGCATGACTGCGCTAGGTTGAAGGCAGCATTAGCAAAAACGGATCTGCGTGTACGGGAGTTAAAAGGTGCCGATGAAGAGTTCGATTGGAACGCCGGCAAGATTGACGTACTACTAGCACATCCCGCATCAACCGCATATGGGCTTAACTTACAAGATGGCGGTAATCATGTAATATGGTTCGGGCTTAATTGGAGCCTTGAATTATATCAACAGGCGAATAAGCGTTTGCATCGTCAAGGGCAAAATGAAAAGGTAATCATCCATCACCTTATATCCGTAGGCACACGGGACGAGGATATGATGGAAGCCTTAGAGAAGAAAGACGAAGCACAAGAATATGTCCTTCAGTCATTGAAGGCACGGATTGATAAATATGTGAAAGGATAACACTATGAAGAAACTATTAGCGTATGTGCAGGTATACATGGGTGCTGCCGAATTTAGACCCTTGGGTTGGCTAGTTATGCCAATATCAGATGTGTGTGTAAATGTGGCAGGCCTTTTTCATGAGGGCGCTAGAGTGTCTGCGATGACTTGGCGCCAAGTATACTCCACAATATCGAAAGAATTGGCTAGAAATCCATGGCAACCCGTTTATCAAAATCCATTTACGATTGATGGAGGTGATGATGTATGCATGGTTAATGTGGATAAGTGCATACCAGGGGAATTTCGCGTGACAGATTTCACGGTTATGGATGAACGCGAATATCGTTTACGATGCGACAAGAGGGAAGGATAACAACTATGAGCAGAATATGTAAGACCTGCGGAAGCCTATTCAAGGCTACCGGTAACGAACAAGAGTGCCCTACCTGTAAGGAAGGGTTCAACGATATCATGAGTATCATTAAAGGCAAAGACAGAACGGAGACAGTAAAAGACAGTAAAAAGACAGAAGCGCCACCTACTACACCAGAACCATCACCTAAGATGACTACCTGTAAGGTGTGTGGTAAGGAGTTCGAACAAACTGGCAAAGGTCGACCTGCTGTCAACTGTCCGGAATGTCGAGAAGCTTTGAAACATGAACCAAAGGCAACGGCTAAGGTGAGACATATTGAGCCTGATCCTAAAGCAACGCCTACAGTAGTGGTAGCAACTGATGAGGATAAAGCTAAGCAGTATGGCAAGATTGATACTGCGCCAGTAGTACCGGATACGGCTTCAACAGGTGTATCCGTAGCCGACGGTAAGCCTACAGATACAATGAACGATGCGGTACATCATCCACAGCATTACACCTTGCCAGGTCTAACCATTGAAAGTGTTGATGTTATTCGCGCTGTATTGACGCCGGAAGAGTTTAAAGGCTGGTGTAAGGGTAACGCATTAAAATATTCCCTTCGAGCAGGTCGCAAGGATCCGGCGAAAGAAGTTCAGGACCTAGCGAAGGCAGGTGTGTTCTTGAGTTGGATTACTCGGGAGTAGCATATGCATACCAGTGCAAGCTTCGAGAAACTGCTACACGACCACGGGCATTACCTGGATGACTTATACATAATCACTGTTCGATATGTTAACTACTTGGAGGAACAGTACGAGATGGCGTATGTACGAAGCGAAGAAGTCATCCGCGAATATAAGGAAGCGGGTAATGACCAATTCGATGATAAGACCTATTCGTATCCTTGGTATCATGACGAGCGTTGGGATGAAGCTACCGATACATTGGAAGCGATAGAGGATGAAGTCGATGAGCTGTACAAAATTGTAGAAGGGATGGATTACATATGACACAGGATAGTATTGATAGGATGTGAACGTATGGGTAAACGTACGAGTAAGGGGACACATCCGGGCATAAGTAAACTGCAAAGGCTGATGGATAGTCATAGGCGATTAACTGACGTTGAGGCGCACTTGCAACGCCTGGAGCAAGAAGCACGAAGTGAGTACCCTATCACCGAAGAGCAACAGCTAAATCTCAAGACGGCGTATCGTGATTTGCTTGATGAATCAAGACGACTATCAAGGGAACGATATGAGCTATGGGCTATCATCCATCAAGTGCCGAGCGATTGTGAGCGTGCATTCCTTGAATATCGCTACTACTTTGGACTTGGTATGAAGGACGTCATTGAGGCAATGCATTACAGCGAGCCCCAGGTCTACCGCATACGTAAGATGGCTGTCAAGTCTTTTTGCAAACTTTTTGAAAATTTCTAAAACATGATATGAAATGATAGTTGCACTTTGTGCTACCTTATGAGTGTGGATACGGAAACGAGCGCTGTATCCGCGCACTGTAGGGTAGTTCATAGTGATACCTTTCATGTACTTACACTTCTCTCCTGGGCAGTAGCCCAAACATGAAGCGAAGCATTGAGGACTACGAACAACCGCGTAGTCCTTTTTGTTAGCTTTAACGAGAAAAGAAATATCCTAAATACATTTAAAATTATTTTTAAAATTTTTAAAACAAAAAGGTACTTCCTCGACGAAGAATCGCCGGTGGTCGCCTCCGCGCGATGTTTGTCCGCATGTGAAAAATTTTTTCAAGTAGAAAGTACCATACCAATAGACACTTACGGAAGGAGGTCCAAAATGGCCACGGAAAGACCCAAAGTCAAGTTCGATGACAACGGCGAGATCATTGTCACCACAAAAGTGCTATGCCAAATTCTGGACCTCGGTCCGGAAATGATATCACGCCACAATCGTGCAGGGATGCCGAAGGTGGCCACGGGGTGGTGGAACGTTCGTGAAGTTCTTGTATGGCTTGGCATGTCCAAGGATAAGGACGGAACAAAATCCGCTGCTCAAAGAAAACTTGAAGCCGAAGCTGACTATAAGGAAGCTAAGGCGAAACGCGAAAAGCGAATGAACGAAGTTCTTGAAGGCCAGTATATTTCGGTCGAAGATGTAACTCGTGAATGGACTGGACGCGTTAACGAATTGAAATCATCCCTTGGGCTGTTACCCAAAGCGGTTAGTAAAGAATTTCCAGATGCAGAAACAAGGGTGATTGTAGAGAGGACGGTGAATGAGTGTGTCAACGAGTACCTCGAAAGCTACGCGCGCGACGGCGTCTACACGAAAACGAAGAAAAAATAATTCTAAAAATTCAAAGAATCCGAATAAACAATGTCATTACAATTCATCACAAGATTCTAGTACATCGTTTACGTGGACAGCGCAAGAACTCGCAGCTTTCAAGCCTCCGGAGCGGTACACCGTTTCCACATGGGCCGATAAGTTCAGAGTACTCCCGAGCACTAGTGCAGAACCCGGACCCTGGCACACGCACCGTACTCCATATTTAAGAGAACCTATGGATATGCTCAACAACGATTTGATTGAATCGATTGTACTGTGCTTCGGTGCACAGATTGGTAAGACAGAGGCAGAGCTCAACATGATAGGGTTCGCACTTCATCAATCTAAGGCACCAGTCATGATGGTATATCCAACAGACATGCTGGCCAAGTTCAATAGCGATAAACGTGTTCAGCCAATGATCACGAATACGGAACCTTTGGCCAAGATGTATGACGAAAACGCTAGTTCTAAGCTAGAACTCAACTTCAATACAGGAAACTACATGGTATTATCTGGTGCTAACTCTCCATCGAGTCTAGCGTCAAGGGCTATCAAGTATGTGTTCTTCGACGAAGTCGATAAATACCCAGTATTCTCCGGTAAGGAAGCCAACCCAATTAAGCTGGCCACAGAACGTACTAAGACGTTCGTTGATGCCAAACACGTGATGGTATCAACTCCAACAGTTGAAAATGGCAATATCTGGACCGCTTTCAAGCAAGCTCACGCGCAGAAAGAGTACTACGTTCCGTGCCCACACTGTGGTGAGTATCAAAAGCTCGTGTTCAAACAGATTAAATGGCCCGATGAGGCTAAAGGCAATAAGGACCGCATCAGGGACACTGCCTATTATGAATGCGTGCACTGTAAGAAAGCGATACACGATAAGCACAAAATGGATATGCTTCGTAACGGAGAATGGCGAACCGAAAACGAGCCCGAATGTCGAGTGCGTTCGGTTGGCTACCACTTATCGTCCTTGTACTCTCCATGGATAGCCTTTGGAAAAGTTGCGTACGAGTTCTTCACATCAAAAGACTTCCCGGACCAACTTATGAACTTTATCAATTCTTGGCTAGCAGAACCTTGGCGAAGCGCTAAGACGAAGAGCACACAAACGCTACACTTCACGGAATCAACTTATGACCGTGGTGTAGTACCAGATAAGGCAACGCTACTTATCGCTAGCGTTGACGTACAGCTTGACCACTTCTGGTGGGAGGTTAGGGCTTATGCGCCAGGCGTGAAGTCCTATCTCATCGACTATGGCCAAGCCAGTACATGGGATGACCTAGAGGAGATCATAGTCAATAGGGAATATCCAACAGAATACGGCGAACCTAGACAAGTTATGAAGGCGGGCATTGACTCAGGTTTTAGAACCGATGAGGTGTACCAATTCTGTGCAAGGTTCCCTGAAATATGTATTCCGCTCAAAGGTTCATCGAATCACAAGACACTAACGGCGCCATACTCGATGTCAAGCGTTGAGAAGGGCGTTATCGGGGGTCTGAAATTGTACGTCCTTAACACGGACTACTGGAAGGACTTCATATTTGCTCGGATGGTACGGCCAACTGATGAGGTCGGCACAATCCACCTGTTCAAGGATTGTCCACAGGAATATACCGACCATCTCCGGTCGGAAGAAAAACAAGAAATCCGCAATGTGAAAACCGGGGAAGTTACGGTGCAGTGGAAACCACTTACCGGGCATCCTACGAATCACTTGCTAGATACATGTACATACAATGCTGCAGTCGCAGACATTGCAGGGGTGAAGTACTTAACGGAACCCGAAGAATATGAAGAATCCAATCCTGTCACCGAAGATATCGACTACGGCGTAGGAATGGGTAATACAAACCATTGGTTTAGATAAGGAGGTGAACCATGAGCGATGTAAACGAACAATTGGACCGTATCCGTGAAGTCATCGAGGATATCGAAACAAAAGGATATTCCGAGTTACAGATTGGAGGTAAACGGTTCAAAGCGATTGACCTTCCCGTGTTATATGCACGCGAACAAACGCTGATGCAACGTGTTCATGAGGAAGCGAACGGATTCCAAAGTGATGCATATGTGACATGGGGTGGACGATGAATATCTTAGATAAGGTAATCGGTTGGGTTAGCCCTGAGAGGGCGCTTAATCGTATCGCAGCACGAGAGGCTATCCGCCAATATGATGCGGCGTCAATGGACCGATTGAGTAGCGACTGGCAACCTGCTTATGGTACCGCCGAGCAGTTGGCCACCGGTGCACGTGACCTTATTCGAGGTCGAGCTCGTGCAGCTGAAATGAACAGCGACTTAGCAGAGTCTGTAGTTACAGCGCTGATCCGTAACGTCATTGGCGTTGGGATTAAGCCACAGGCAAAGGTAAGAAGCGGTAAAGGTAAGTTAAATACGAACCTTAACAACAAAATTGAAAAGGCTTGGGCAAAATGGACGGAGGCTGAAAATGCGGACGTCCGGGGGATGTCTAACTTTTACGAACTGCAGTCTATCGCGCTACGGCGGATGTTGTATGACGGTGAAATCCTCGTCAACAAAACCGCACAAGGTGAGTACTTGCCACTATCAATCCAATTGATTGAGGCAGAGAATATCGGAGCGGTTAGCCTACAACATGGTAAGAATAATATTATCAACGGCGTGGAGGTTAACGAATATGGGAGACCAGTTGCGTATCACGTATATCAAAGCGATCCAATGGGGTTACGCAGTTTCGACGCATTACGGCTAACTACGAACCAGGCGTTCTTATTATTCAAGCCGACTCGTACCTCTCAGCTTCGAGGAATGAGCCACCTGGCCTTAGTCCTTCGTCGTATCCACGATATTGATGAGTACATGGACGCAGACCTAATCGCCGCCCGTGTATCAGCATGTTATAGCGCGTTCATCACGTCTCAAAATTCAGCACGTCAAACGGCGATGCTACCAAGGGATAGTAAAGGACGGCCTAACATGACATTAGCGCCAGGCATGGTTAGACACCTTAGCCCTGGTGAATCCATTGAGTTTGCAGACCCTAAACGTAACGCGGGGACTGCGAGTGAATACTCGGCAACTCAGACACGGAGAATTTCCTCCGGTCTAGGAATGAGCGCGGATATCGTGGCTCGTAATATATCAGGTAACTTCTCAGCAGCAAGGCAAAATCTGTTAGAGGACCAAAAGACCTTCCGACAATGGCAAGAATTTGTTATTGCACACTTTTGCATGCCGATTTGGAAAGCCTTTATTGACGCCCTTTACTTAGCCGGTGAGCTACCATCTGACTACTTGGCGAACAAAGACAAGTACCAGGAAGTATCTTGGCTCGCGCCAGGCTGGTCTTGGATAGACCCAGTTAAGGAAGTGTCCGCCAATAAGGAAGCTATCAAATCCGGCCTTACAACCCTAGAGGATGTGTGTGCAGCATCTGGGCGTGATTGGGAAGAAGTTCTTGAACAACGGAAACTCGAACAAGATAGAGCCAAGGAGCTCGGGGTGTTACTAGATTATTCCAGTGAGTTGCAACCATTGATGGACCCAGATAGTGACGATAGCGTCCAACAATCACAGGAAGGAGCTGATGGCTAGCAATGGACGAAAACGAAAAACGTAGTGTTCAGGGTAACTATTGCCGTGAATCTACGATAGACCAAGTCGACTCCGACAATCGGACGGTGGAACTTTCCTTCTCCTCCGAAACGCCATATGGCCGTTGGTTCGGCGATGAAATCCTTTGCCATGATGAAGAATGTATCAATCTCGATAGATTTAAAGATGGCTTAGGCACTGTGCTCTTTAACCATGATCGTGATGCGGTCGTGGGGCACATCGAAAAGGTGTGGATTGAAGATAATCGAGGTAAAGCGCTAGTACGCTTTGACGAGGACGAACAATCCGACGCCATATTTAAGAAAGTCCAATCCGGAACACTTCAAGGTGTTAGCGTAGGATACGCTATTAACCGCTATGAAGTGCTCGAAGATGATAGTACGACATCCACGAATGGCCGTTTCACCGGTCCGGCATACGTCATCACAGATTGGGAACCTTTAGAAATCAGCATTGTATCCGTACCTGCAGACCCTACGGTCGGCGTAGGGCGCAGTGCAGATGATATTCAAATTCATACAAGTATTGACACACAGGAGGAAAACAAAGGTATGGATGAAAAAGAAAAATTGACTGAAACTCCAGAAGTGAAATCCGCTCCAGTTGAAGGCGGTATCACAAAAGAACAATTGGCAAAAGCAATGGAAGAAGAACGTAAACGTACTTCCGAAATTACTGCTATGTTCCGCGACTTCGATGTAGAAGGCGCAGACGAAGCCATCGTATTGGGCAAATCCGTTGACGAAGCACGCGCAATGGTTATGGACCAATTGCGTGCACGTAATGCGGGCGTGTCCGTTAAAATGGGCGAATCTGAATCCGATAAATTCCGCGCAGCTGCACAAGACGCAGTATTAATGGCGGCAGGTATTCAAGTAGCTGAACCGGCACCAGGTGCTAACGAATTACGCGCACATTCCTTAGTTGAATTAGCACGTGAAGCATTACAACGTGAAGGCCTTCGCGCTAACTTTGGCGATAATTTGGAATTGGCTCGTGAAGCTATTAACTCCACATCCACATTCCCTGCTATCATGTCCAACTTAGCAAATAAATCCGTAATGAATGGCTTTAACGAAGCAGAAACCACATACCAATTATGGGCGGGTAAAGGCTCTAACCGCGACTTCAAGGAAGCTACACGCGTAGCATTATCTGAAGCAGGTGACTTGGAATTAGTTCCTGAAGGTAGCCAATTTAAAGCTATGACATTTGGTGAAACTTCCGCACGTACTAAAGTCGCTACTTACGGCAAATTGTTCAGCTTAACTCGTCAAGCTATCATCAACGATGACCTTGGTATGTTCTCCGCTATCGCAACTCGTTTCGGTTCCGCAGCTAAACGTTTGGTGAACAAAATGGTGTACGCACAATTGACCGGCGACGTAGTAATGGACGATGGCGTTGCATTGTTTAATAGCAAACATGGTAACGTTGCATCCACTGGTGAAGAATTATCCGTCAAAGCTATTGCTAAAGCAGTAACTGCTATGCGCCGTCAAAAGGGTATCCAAGGTACCGCTACACTTAACATCACACCTAAATACTTAATCGTTCCACCTGAACTTGAAATGGTAGCATACCAACTCATGAACTCCACTGCGGATGTGACAGGTGTTAACTCCGGTGTGGTTAACCCTTATAAAGGTCGATTCACTGTTATTGCTGATGCAGAAATCACTGATCCAGATGCATGGTACCTAGTAGCTGATGCAACTCAACACGATACAATCGAAACTACATTCTTGAATGGCGTAGAAGCTCCACGCTTAGAAACTCGTCAAGGCTTTGACGTAGATGGTATCGAATATAAAGTTGCATTGGACGTAGGCGTACGTGCTCTTGATTTCCGTGGCTTATATAAAAATGCAGGTAAATAATTAGGGGGTAACGATATATGATGACACAATTCGTACAAGAAACAGACCGCATTGACATTACTGCAACTGCAGAAGTCAAAGCCGGTAATATCGTAGAAGCTGGTGCACTTCATGGTGTGGCTATCACTGACTTAAAAGCCGGTGAATTTGGTGCCATTAAAGTAACTGGCGTGTTCAAGGTAACAGCTAACAAAGCAGACACTTTTGAAGTCGGTGACGTAGTTAACTTCTTGACAGACAAAGCTGTTAAAACTGGCGGTAAACCAATGGGTATCGCAGTAGCGCCTAAAACTGCTACACAAGATACAGTTACCGTTATGCTAGTGCAAGCTGTCAAAGTTGGCGCATAGTCAGTAGCTATATTATAAGGATAACGGGGGCCACATGCCCCCGTTAAACCTATGAGGTACAAATATGTATACATACGATGAAAACGTCCTCCTGGGGGCATTTGGTGAGAAAATCACATATGAGGGTAAGACCATCAAGGCGAGCGTGGAAATCGGTGAGTACGATGGCAAGGGTTCGGGATTCGTAACCGGATTAGCTGATAAAGCGAAGATATGGATACGGACCAAGGATATACCACTCCCTAAGACGAAGGATGAAATCTACATCCACGGCAAGAAGTGGTATGTGGATCATATCTCTGATAGCGATGATAAGATGCATTGCCTGGAAATCGTGGCCAACGTAAGGACGGTGAGACCATGAGTAATGAGCCTATCACCATTAATGATGGCGCTACACCGTACCTTGAATTTATCGCTAAAACGAAGCCTGATTGGATGCGTAAGGCGATGAAGTCGATGGGGTTCATGATGTCTAAGGCTATCAAGGAGGGCATCAAATCTGGAGCGCCAGGCGGTAAGAAATACGCCAGTTTCATGCCACCGGCTATGAGGGCACAACTCGAAGCAGCATTCGGCGCTAAAGTTCGAAGAGCGTATCGGAAAGGCGGAAAAGCTGACCGAGAGGGATGGACACATAAGTCTCGTGATGAGCTTATCGCTAGCGGCGTAAAAGCCGGCACAGTTGGATATACTCCGCTTGGCAAGATGTACCGAGCCGTAGGGTATCAGTACGACGCAAAGTCTGAATCGGTCAAAGTTGGGTGGTTATCTAATTCCGCTAAGAAATTAGGGGAACAGATTGAAAAGGGTTACACCAAAGAAATAACAGAAAACATGCGTAAGAAGTTATTCGCGCATGGGTTCCAGTTGGCCAAGGGGAAAACGACCTTCACAATCAAACCTCGTGAAACTTTTGGGCCGATGCGTATTGCACTTCAGCCTAAACTAGTGCCGTTCCTTGAGAAGAAAATCGGAGAGTACGCACTCGGTAATACCTCATGGGGCTCCAGTAATCGAGTGTATAAAGTGAGGTAGCTATGCAAACAATTCCACTCGCAGTGATTGCGAATCGTTGGGTTGAGGCAATCAAGGACAATGATCATATCAATGAGTTCTGTAGAGCGAAGTACGGTAAGGACCTGTCCATATTCGTAGGGTACGACGATGCAGGCGCACCTCAAGAGGAGGATTGTCCATGCGTTATAGTCCTTATGGACTCAAAGTCCGAAGGGCTCGCAGATTCCTATTCGTATACTCTCCAACTCGTATGGGGTGTATATCGGAAGGAAGCGGAGCGTGATGGCCGAGTCATTACCTATACAGGCGCCTTTGAAACCGATGAACTTGGCCAGCTACTCATTGAATGTATTATGGCCGTCAACCCTAATTATCCGGTCATTAACATTGATTATGAAACGGATAATGTATCGTGGCGCCCTGTGTATCCAGGTAAGGCCACATTCACTATAGAAATACCGCACGTAATCGGCGGTCACGTTGAATATTAATAGGAGGATAACATGGCAGTAGCTAAACGTGCGCAAGGCGCACAATCCAAATTAACAATGGCTTTTGAAACTGACTTTGGCGTTACACCGTCCACCGGTGGCGTGGTTATGCCAATCATTAGTTCCTCTTTAAAAGCAAGTCAAAATCTAAATGATTCTAATGTAATTCGTGGTACACGTAATCCAGCTGCACCTAGCCGAGGTAACATCGACGCATCCGGTAGTATTACACCTCCAGTCGATGTAATCGGTTTCGGCTATTGGTTGAAATTAGCCTTCGGCGCACCAACTTCTACAGCAGGTGCAGGCTCTGCACATAAGCATGTGTTCAAAATTGGTCCGGATATGCCGTCCGCTACATTCGAACAAGGATATAAAGACATCAGCACATATCAACAATTTAGCGGTGTGCGTATGAATAAGATGGCACTTAACTTCGGCGGTGACTCTGAGTTAACAGCCACTATCGACGTAATGGGCTGTAAGGAAACAATGGCGGCAGTACCATTCGATACAGCGCCTACACAAATTGCATTTACTCCGTTTGAAAACCTTGAAGCCACAATCAAAGAAGGCGGTGTGACAGTAGCTAACATCTTGTCCCTAAGCCTAAACATTGATTTCGGCTTAGATGGTGATTCTTACGCTATTGGCGGAAAAGGGTTCCGTACTTATATTGATACGGGCATTGTCGGTGTATCCGGCACATTGAAAGCGTTCTTCCAAAATATGGACCTTTTAAATAAAGCGGTAAATGGTACAGAATCTAGTCTTGAGTTAACCCTTACTAAGGGCGATAACTCTTTGGTAATCAAGTTACCTGAATTGATTTACGAACGTAACTCCCCAGGTATCGATGGCCCTAAAGGCGTTAATATCGAAATGCCGTTCAAGGCATACTACGGCGATGATGCTGAGGCATCTGCAATTCTATTCGAATTAACTAATACGCAAGCATCGTATTAATAGGGGGTAACTATGAAGATTCAAGGTAAGGAATTAAAAGCAAGAGCGCTCACATGGTCTGAACGTGAAATGTTGATAAAAGCTGGATTAGATTTCGTATATTGTCCAGTCGAAGAAGATGATCAATTAGCGGGTATCATTCGTAGCCGTGACATTATGCGGTTCATCTTGATGGATGTATATGGCCTCAGTGATGAGGACCTTAATACTGTATCTGATAAAGAAGCTATGGACTTTGCCGGCAAAGTTATCACAGCTACCTTCCAGGTACAAGATGCAACGGAAAAAAACTAAAAGAGGTGTGGGGGTGGATGTCCTCTGACCGTCCGAAGTATTGCCAAGGGTGTAAGGAGTTACAATCCGCCACCCGGCAGTCCTTCGACTGTTCGGAGTGTGAATACAATCCTCCGCACCTATTATTTGGTACAAAATTGGCTATGAAACTGTATACCCTATCACGCAGTCAACGTATATATCACACAGGAGGGCTAGCGGGATTCGATTATCCGGCTATCCGCAATGTAGCGGAAATGAATAATATCAACCTGGGCCCGATGTTATTCAACCTCATGTGGATATTAGAGGGATTAGAAATGGAGGCGATGAATAAGGATGTCG